GACTGTGCGGAACCCGATCGAATCCAGGAGATATACTACGACGGATTCAATGTGTACAAAGCGGAGAAGAAGATCACCGACGGAATTGATTCCGTCAAGCGGTATAAGCTCCATATATACAGCGAATGTGTTAACACGATCAAAGAGATACAAGCATATAAATACAAAGAGGACAAAGACGGCAACACGCTCGAGATACCGGTAGAATACAACGACCACGCGATGGACGCGATACGGTATGCGATACACACCGGAATCGGTAAGCGAACGGCAACAGATATCACAACGGTCAGGTGGTGACAAGTGAAGACTAACTTATGGAAGCTGTACCAAGGCAAGGCATACGATGAAGAATACCGGACGGATCGCTCGCTCCCGTGGAATGTGAAGAAGATATATAACCCCGCACCGCTGATTATCAACATGGACGTGTCGATGATTCTTAAGGGGTTTGACATTACCGGCAAGGTTGCCGAAACGATCATCGCGTCGAACGACTGGGAATATTCGAAGGAGAACCTCACACTCAAGATACTGCTCGAAGGGCGCGTATGGGTGGATATTGCCAAGGTCGAAGATGAAGTACTTCTCGCCGTTCTTATCTCTGACGAAATTCCAGAGATCAAATACGATGCTGGCGGGAATATCACCTACGCGAAGATCAAAATAGACACCGAAGAAGAAAAGATTGAGAAAGAATACTTCCCCGATCGAATCATTCAGAAAGTGAATGAAGAGGTAACGGAACTCCCAAATCTCTGGGGTTTTATTCCGTTAGTTGAGTTCACCGCCGAGAAGGCCGAGGAAGACGCGGTATCCCGGATCGAGAATCTGATCGATACGTTGGATGAGATCAACGAGTATCACGCGGATATCAAAGCGATTGGCAAGCTCCATTCTGATCCTCTTGCGTGGGGGAACGTGCGGCTCAACTCCGAGTCGTTACAATCAAAAGACGAAGAGAAGCGTGAAGACACCAAAGCAGTCAGGCAGATGCGCTTCGTCCAGGTTCCTGACGGCGGTCAGATGCAATTTCTCGAGATGTCCGGGAGCGTGATGAAGGTTATGGCCGGCGAGAAAGACAAGCTGATCGAGCAGGTTCAAAACGATTATCCAGAGATCATGCTCGTACAAGTGTCGCAAGGCGCAGCACAATCAGGATACGCGTTTGAAATGAAGCTGACCGGCCTAACCTCAATTATCTCGCGTTATCGCTCAATCCTCAAAATCGGGCTTGAAAAGGTATTTGAGTATGCTTCGCTGATGCTTGGATCCAAAAACGACGCGGTTATATCCTACGAGCCAATAATATCCAAAAACCCGACAGAACTGATAACCAATCTTGCGGTAGCCGTTGGCGCCGGAATCGTTGATAAAGAGACCGCGACAGAAGAGATATGCAAAGCGCTATCGATCGACCCGGAGCCGGTGTTAAAGCGAATCAAAGAACAAACCGCCGAAGAGGACGTATACGCGGCGCAATGGGCGACGGAAGAAAAAGCGGTTGATAGCGATGCAGAGGCGCGTTGACATCGAAATAACCAAGAAGCTCGAGCAAAGATACGGGCGTGTGCTCAACCGTTTTTTTAACAACGTTGAAAGAGCCGTGGACAAGATAGACTTTGATAACGGGACACTTACCGCCATTTTCAGTTCTACGCTTAAAAACGCGGCAAAGGAATACGGAAAAGACTTTACAAAGTTATTCGAGAAAACCTTTGACGATATGGACGACAAGCTCACACAAGCCTATTACACGGAGTTATACAAACAACTTCCGGCGAGATTTCGGTACGAATCAAAGAAGTACAAGTTCGAGAAAGATGCGGAGGATATCAAGCTGTTTGAATTTGTGCAAAACCGCTGGAAAAACATGACGCAAACGAACTACGCAGCTACGGCGTGGGTTATGAATAAACCAGCGATTGACGGTATCAAGCTGTCCCAGCGCATCTGGCAACTCGCGGATAAAACCGCGGAGGACGTGAAACGGATACTGACAGCATCACTCCAAACTGGAATGAGTGCAAAGAAGGTTCGTAACCAGATATTACGCACGCAAGCGCAACTGGAACCTTCGATCCCAAGGTATATTCAAGAGCAACTTCAAGGCTTATCACCCGCTGGCGCACGCAAAGTGATAGACAGGTACGTTCGCAAGACGATGCGATATAACGCGATGAGAGTTGCAAGAACCGAGATACAGCGAGCGTGGCGCGGCTCATACGTTGAGATGACGAAGAAGCTGCCGTTTGTGAATGGCATCAAGTGGAATCTTTCAGGGAGTCATCCGGAGGTTGACATCTGCGATGATCTGGCAGACGCGGACGTCGGGCTTGGTCCTGGGGTGTATCCGAAGAACGCGGTGCCTTATGGCGGACAACCAGCACATCCACACTGTATGTGTTATCTCACGTCCGAGATGGATAGCGTTGAAGAATTTGTAGATTCCCTATAGCCCCAATACGGGCTTTTTTCATACATACCCTCCCTTGCGGGCCTGCGGGCCCGTTTTTTATTGGAGAAACGAGGTGGTTATCGAATTATGCACATTGTATTATTCCTAATCGGGATAGGGCTCGGATTGATTGTGGGGTTCTGCGCGGGCCTGATTGCCAAAGAGCCCGCAAAAAAAGAAAGGGCGCGTAAATGGAAAAAAGGCAACTGGTGACAATTGGGATTACCAACTACAATTACGGGCGGTATATCAAACAATGTATCGATTCGATGCTTGGGCAGACGTATCCGAACATTGAGATCATCGTAGACGATGACGCATCAACCGACGAATCTGTTGCCGTGATTGCAAGCTACGGGAACCAGATCAAATCGATCATCCACGAGGACAACAGCGGGGGTGCGAAGCGGGGATTCCTCGAATTGCTCAAACGCGCAAACGGTGATTACTACATGCACTACGACGCCGATGACTGGCTTGAACCGGATGCGATTGAGTTGATGCTGGGTGAGTTTCAAAAAGATGCGACGCTCGACTTCGTATACAGCGGATCATCTGTGCATTTCGAAGACGGGCGGGCCACAGAAGAATGGGGCGCGCGGTATGTTCCGCCGACCGTCGCAATCGCTCAGATGTACCATAACGGCGGAAGCGCGGTAATCACAACTAAAGGGTTATATCGCACGGAATTTATACGAAAGTGTGGATTCGTTGAATATATGGGAAGTGGCGTTGATACGCTCTCTCTGCTAAACAACCTCCGAAACGGGATGCGGTACAGATGCGTTGAACGAAACCTACGTCACTACCGGGTACACGGCGGCAGCGATTCACACAACGTCGGAATGTATATCAATTCGATAAACGCGATACTGAACTACATTGTAGACCATTTCAAGGAATGGGAATATTTGCCGGAGGTTGATTGGGGTGCGGTCTTCGGCAACTATGAGAACCATAAAAACCTAATGGTTGCAAACCATTTTCATAGGTACGCAACCCAATACGCTGCGGGACGATTCCCGAGATATCTAAAAAACAACGCAACAAAAGAAGAGATGAAGCGGTTCGCGGAACCGCTTTTTTTATCCGCAAAACGATACTATCAAAAATATAACGAGGAGTGATTCTGATGGAAGAAACGAGCGGGAACGTTATCAACGGTACTGCTGTGGAAGCAACAAACGAGAGCGCGCAAGGCGAATCGCGATATACGCAATCCGATCTTGACAAAGCGATCGCCAAGGCAATTGAAACGCGCGAGAGAAATCTCAAAACGCAATGGGAGAAAGAGCAGGAAGACAAAGTAAAAAAAGTGAAGCAAGAAACCGAACGCGCAAAGCTGGAAGCTGAGAAGAAATTCGAGGAACTTTACAAGATGCAGATTGAGCAGATGGAAGCACAAAAGAAGGAACTCGAAACCGAAAGAATCCAACTGCGCGTGAGTGCAAAGCTGGCCGAACACAAAGTGCCATCGGCATTCGCGGATTATATCCTGCCTATCTCAGGTACACCGGATCAAGCGGAAGACAACGTTAAGACCTTCAAAAAACTACTGGACACTTACGTGGACGAAAAGATCAAAGAGATACAGGGCGCGGGGATCAGCGTAAAAGGGGTCAAGTCGCCGACAAACTCAACTGGCGAATCACTCGGTAAGCGGTTGGCTCGACTGGAACCCAAAGAACCCGATTCCACGATTTACTTCAAAGAACCTTAAACAAAGGAGATGACAAGATGTCAAAATTCTTAGAAACGACTTACACAAGTCAGAAAGAGATACTCAAATACGACCATTACGTTGCGCACGCAGTAACGGTCAGCACGGCAGGCGTAAGTGCCGACAGCGACAGCGGCAAATATATCGTACCCGCCGGGACGGTTGTTGGAGGCACGAGCAAATCCGCGTTGCTGAATCCGAGCGAACGCGTGGTCGTGAAGAACACGCCGTCGGTAGCCGCATCCATAACCTTCGGGACGAACGCGAACGGCGCGGTAACATTCACCGCAGTCACCCCGGGGACAACCGGCAACGCAATTAAAGTAGCTTTCTTGGATCCAAGCAAGGCGAGCGCTGCTTTAAGCGTTGATATTGCGGCAGATACGATCAACGTATACCTTGCCACGAACACCACGTCCGCGCTTACGACAACCGCCGCGCAGGTGGTAACCGCCGTGAACGCGCATCTCGCGGCCAGAACGGTTGTGACTGCCGCCAAGTCAGGGACAGGCGCGACAGTAGTGGCAGCCAAAGCCGCGACGGCTTTAGCGGGTGGAACGGACGGGAACGCGGAAGACGCGGAAGGAATCTTACTCTGGGACGTAGACGTAACAAACGGGGATGCAGCCGGGACAATGGTGGTACACGGCTTCATCAATCGCGCGAACCTTCCGACTTCTATCTGTGCGGAAGCGCAAGCGGCAATGCCGAACATCACGTTCGTATCATAAGGCAGGTGTGAGATATGGCAAATAACATTTTTGATTTAATTACAGCGAAAGAAATCGCGACTTACTGGGATGAAACCGGCAGCAATAAATCGCCTTACCTCGGGGAATCCCTGTTCCCACCGAAGAAACAGATTGGCATTGACCTGTCGTGGTTCCGCGGAACAAAAGGTCTGCCTGTTATGCTCAAAACATCGAGCTTTGATGCGAAAGTGCCGTTCCGCGATAGAATTGGCGTAAAAAAGATTGAGACCGAACTTCCGTTCTTCCGCGAAGGGATGTACATCAAGGAAAAAGACCGACAAGAGTTGCAACGCGTACTCGCGACGGGGAATCAGGCACTTATTGATATCACGCTCGGGAACATTTTTAAAGACGAAGTTGAACTGATCGCCGGGGCCAAAGTCGCGCGCGAACGGATGATTATGCAACTGCTCCAAACGTTCAAGATTTCGATTACCGACGGGCACACGCCGCTTGATTACGATTACAAAGGTGATTCCGACCATGACGATACTCTTACATCAACGAAAAGATGGTCACAGACGGCTACTGCTGACCCCGTAGGGGATATTCGCGGTTGGCAAGACACAATTGAAGATGATACCGGCGTTCGGCCGACACGGGCGATCTGCTCCCGAAAGACGTTCAACTACATCGGTAAGACGGCTTCTGTTATTGCGGCTTTCAACACGACTGACCGGCTCGTGAACGAAAAGAATGTGAGGGCGTATCTGTACGAAGAACTTGGAATTACGATTGCAATTTACAACAAGAAGTATAGCCTTAGCGGAACGGCTACGCAATACTTCGCGGACGATATATTCACGTTACTGCCCCCGACCACGCTGGGAAATGTGTATTTTGGAACCACGCCCGAGGAAGCCGACCTTCAAAGCACACCTGGCGCTTCGGTATCGATTGTTGACACTGGCGTTGCAGTTACAACATTGAGAAAGGCTGATATTCCCGTCAACGTGGAAACCGTTGTATCACAGCTCTGCCTGCCGTCGTTTGAACTCATAGATCAAGTGTTTATTGCAACGGTTCACGGCAACTCATAGTATGAGGGGTGATACACCCTTCTTTCCTAAGAGGTGAGATATGGCATACAAAAGCAAGCAGAAGGTAAAACAAATACCTGAACCAGAAGCCGAACCGACGACAATCATACCGGAACCGATACCAGAACCGGAGCCAGAACCCGAATTCTATACGCTTGTTATCACGAAGAACTGTCGGGATAGCATAATGCGTTATCAAAAAGGCAAGGAATACCTCGTAACGCCAGAGGTTCGAGCCGTGCTGCTCGGGGCGGGTGTTGCTCGTGACAAATCTCGCACTCATTAAAACGGTGTTTCTTGATACGGACAACGTAATCTTTTCCGATGACGAATACAGCGCGTTTTTGACGCTGGAGGGGCTTACGCCTTCCGATGAGGCATCGGAAGATTTAACCGGTTTGATGCTAACCAAGGCCGCTTTACTTGAGGCAATAGCGGGAAATCCCGAGAAGTTCAAGGCGTATAGTCAAGGCAGCGTGCAGGAAAATTATGACAAGCGGTTCTTATTTGAACTGGCTCAATCTATCCGGCGAAGGCATCAGGAGTTGTCATGACCGGCACGTTGAAACACTCGGAGATAATCACGGACATCTCCGGTAATCCCATCCCGATTCAATCTACGCGCCCGCTTGCGTTCAACGAGCAGGATTTCCAGCCAACACGCGGGAGCCAGTTACAGATAACCGAAACCGGCGAGTACCGATACGACCATAGGAAGTTGTTCTATCGCGGTGATGAAAAAATTGAGGTTGGCGACCAGATAATGATATTAGGCACAACTTACACGGTAGCCGCCGTTCTCCCGTATATGGCACACGTGGAGGTTGTTCTTAATGCCAACAAGTGATAACGGGCATTGGAATCGAACACCAAAACAACTGGCCGACAAACTAAGAGAAAAGCTCAAAAACAGCGAAGAGGCAATCGTTCTCACACTACATCGAATCGGACAGGAAGCGGTAAACTGGGCACGTGATAACGGGACGTATATGGATCACACCGGTAACCTTCGCAACAGTATTGGATATGCGATATACAAAGACCGACGGCTAATTGACTGGGTTCACGACGATGGAGGGCACTCGCAAGCGCACAGTAACGCTATAACCGCAAGAACGTTGTTTGAGCAAGCAGTACCGGATAACGGGTACGCGTGCGTTGTTTTCGCTGGGATGGAGTACGGAATATACGTCGAGGCCAAGGGATACACGGTATTATCCGGATCGGTTCAAGCATCCCCGGTGATGAAGTTGTTGGATCAGGCGTTGAAAAAGGCGGTCAAATGATGTTGCACGATGAGATACTGACGGCAATCTATAAGAAGTTACAACCGACCGGCATAGCGACTTATAAGCATTACCACACAGCAACTGGCGAACGGTTTGTGTTGCTTCTCAAGGGAAATTTTTTAGAAACGCTCCAAACCGCGCAGCTCTGGATAATGATGTACACGCCGAACTACAACGGAATAACGCCGAATATCGCACGGCTTGGAGCTTTGAAAGCAATAATTGCGGGCGCCCTTTCTGACACGGAATACACTACCTCGGGGGCCCCGATTTACTTAGAATTGTACAACATTGAAGGGATCGTGACGGATCAAGCAAACACGAATGAATCTTTTCAAATTATGAGATACAAAATAACAACAAAGGAGTGAAAACATGGCAGACTTTGCATTTAACATTGAAAGCGTAAACATAGCCGCCGCCGCATCGCTTACCAGTCTGGCGACGTGGCCTACCGGTTCTCTGACCGTTGACCTTGGAAAAACACGCGGTGGAGGAAGCATCAGACAGGAAGTTGAAGAATTTATCGTTGAATCTGACCAGAGCGCTGACCCGGAATATGTTGGTATCAAAAAAGCGCCGAAAACATTGACGCTGAACTTGCTCGACCTGAAAGCGGCCAACCTTGCGATTGCGTTTGCGGGAACCGTAGGAACAGGCGCGTTGGCGGACACGGTAACCATTCCTAACCTTCCGGACGGAATAGAGCGGGCTGTTAAGATTGTTACCGTAGCGATAGGAAGTACCGGCAAACAACTCGAGATAATTATCCCTCGATGTAAGTTCAAAGGCAACTCGGAGCTATCGCTCAACCGCGACGACGCCTCTACATTGCCGCTTGAAGGCACGGTGCTCGCCCCGAACTCCGGCGCGCCGATGCAGATGAAGTGGTTGTCCTCTTAATAACAGAATAACGTTCAACAAGAGCCCCGCAATAGTATGCGGGGCATTTTTTCTAAAAGGAGGGTAAAAAAGTATGGTTACTACACCCAAAAAGACCAAAAAAAGCGAGTTGCAAGCAATTGGGAATATACCCGCTGAGATAAAGATCGGATCCAAAAAGTATCCGATCAAATCGCCTTCCATTGGCGTATCGTCGCTCGTAGCGCAAAGGTTGAAGGTGATATTCGACGAGCTTGACTTCCATCCAGAGAAGTACGACAAGGAATCGGTAACGCTCCAAAAGATTGTGGGCGACCTGATTCAAGGTATTTATACCTCGATTATGAACCAGAAGAACGACTCGATATTCGACGCCGCTACGGAGGTTATCGCACTCGTCATCAATAACAAACCGCTTGACGCAAAGGAAGTGGCAATCACTCCGGAAGAGGTCAAGTGGGGGCTTGAGCTATCCGAATTCACCGGGTTTCTCTGGAAGATACTGGAAATGAGTGATCTATCAAATTTTTTGATGCTTCTCCTTCGAGTGGGACAGAACCTCGATCTCGAAGGAGCGCTCTCCGATACACACGAATGATCTACTCCGTTGCAAGCGGGATGGGCTGGACGATCGACTACATTGTTTGGGGTTTAAGTGCTAAACAGCTGATCCTGCTCAGCGAAGCAGCGAAAGAGATATACGAAAAGGATTCGGACAAGAAGACTGGCACCATCCGGCTCGAAGACTTGGGCGAGAAAGAACAAGAAAAAGAAATAGAAAAACTCTTCGGAATTTCGATAGGCGGTGAGAAGCGTGGAAATCGATAGGCTATTTTACACGATAGGAATCAACAGCGAAGGGTTTAATCAAGCGGCTAATAACGCTGAGGCACGCTTTGGACAATTGATGAACACCGTGGCAGGATTGGCCGGAACAATTGCCGCCGGGTTTGGGTTTACAAACGTGCTCAAGGATATGGCGAAGACCGCCAATGAATTTGATCACGCAATGCGGGGCGTATGGAGCATCACGGGGCTAACCGAGAAGGAATTTAAGAGTCTCAAGAACGAAGTGCTCTCATTATCAACGCAACTACCGTATACAGGCAAAGAGATTGCTGGCGCGTTATATGAGGCGTATTCTGCGGGAGTAAAGACATCCGAAGGGTTGGAGTTCTTAAAGATAGCAGCTCGCGGTGCTATTGCCGGAGCAACAGACCTCAAGGTAGCTGTTGACGGGTTAACAACCGTGCAGAACGCTTGGGGTATCTCTACTGAGGATTTAACGCAGAAACTCGACGTGATATTCTACGCAATCGAACAAGGCAAAATGACCTTCGAGGAATTTAGCGGATTCATAGGAATGGTTGCACCGACGGCTGCCATTGCCGGGGTATCGCTCGAAGAGGTTAGCGCGGCGATCATTACGCTTACAAAACGCGGGATACACGCCAGAAACGCGATGACATACATCAACGCGGCGCTCACACAGATTATCTCTCCATCCGCCGAAGCACAAGCGACCGCTCAAAGGTTAGGCATTGAGTTCTCGCTCGCCGGGTTACAGGCAAAAGGATTCGCCGGGTTTATCGATGACCTCTCCAAAAAAACAAAAGGCAACGTTCAAGAGTTATCTGGCTTATTTACAAGCATAGAAGCTCAAAAGGGTATCTTCTCGCTTGCTGGAACGGGTTTGAATGAGTTTATAACCAATTCCGATTTAATGACCGGCAAGATCGACGCGATCGTCGGGAAGTTACAGCAGAACGTTGAGAACACGTTTATCCAGCGCGCATCAAACGAGCTCGAACAACTATCCGGTAAGAAGGTGAACATTACCGTTGATGCCATCGCGGGGTCGACCGCAGGAATTACGGACACCGCCGGGTCAATTACCGCAAACTTGAACGAGCTGGCGGAGCAAGCCGGGGCAAAGTCACCGCAACTCGAGAAACTATACAAAGACTTAGTTGACATCGCATCCCAGTTGGGATTGCAGCCAGAAGAACTGACGGAAGCGGTAAAAGCGATATCCGGTGCGGCTACTCAAACGCTGCTCCCTGCTCTTACCTTAGCCCGCACGCTCAAGAGTGTGGCGAACAGCGCAGGCGTATCGATGCAACAAGTGATTGATGCCATTCTCGACACACAACCCGATGTAGGCGATCTTAATTATAGTGCAATTATGACAGCGTTGGAGGCAGAAGCCAGCAAAGCCGATACAACGGTAGAAACCATTATCACCGCGATTAAACGCCTGAACACAGAACCAACGATCAACATGAGCCGAATATCCACGGTGATTGAGGCACTTGCGGGCGATCTCGACGGCAGCGTTACAGACATCATACAAGACATTGCCGATCTGAATAAACTCGATATATCGCTTTCTGACGCAGCAAATGAAATTGAAAATCTCCAATCGAAGATATCTGAGCTTGATGCCGGAAAACTAACAAGTGTTATCAGCGCATTCGCAAAAGCCAATACCGGCATGAATTTCGGCACGATGATGAGCATCACGACGTTCCTCGCGGATCAGACAAAGAAACCAATCGCGACTATTATAGCCGGACTCAAAGCGGATGAAGAAACACAGGCCCTTGACTACTCGTGGTTGCTTGGGAACCTTGCGGCCGTGCAGGAAAAGTTCGGCGTATCCGCTACCGATATCCGCACGACATTGCTTACGGTTGACGACAAGCTGGGCGACGGCCTCAGTTTTACGGATATTGCTACGAAGCTTGCGGATTATCAACGGGATGAAGACCTTAAAAAATCGATAGCGCTTATACAAACCAAACTTACCGAGGTAAACGATGCCGGATTTGACTTTGCGGGCATCGTCAACTCCCTAAACAACCTCGTATCTCAAGGCAAGCTCACCACGCCGGTAAACGAAATAATCCGCACGATACAAGCCGTAGATTCAGCAGGACAGGGGATGACATTCCCTGCGTTCTTATCCGCATTATCGAGTCTGGCGGTTAAGGTAGGTGGAAAAGACGAACCGATAGACAAGATTTACCAGCGGCTGTTTGAAATATCTCAGGCACCAGAGAGCACCGACTACAAAGGGTTTGTAACCGCGCTTGACGCCGTCGACGACGAGTTTAACCTCAAAGCCGGAACGATGAAGAACGCAATCGACGCGCTTGTGGCCTCCGTTGGAACAGATAAAGCCGCCAAACTCGCGATTGAGTTTACCGGCTTGACGGAGGCAGACAAGAGGCGTTCCGAAGATATGCTCTCATTCGTTGACGGGCTCGTAAAGACAGCAAAGGATTATGGGATCAGCGTTAAAGAAGTACTCAGCAGCGTTAGCGCAAGCATATCGGGCGGTGAAGCGCTGGTAGGATATGCAGAGAGAGCTGCCGCAAAGATGGAAGGCGTACAGCAAAAGATAACGCAGTTCAATTCCGCGATGGAAGCGGCAAAGGCAAACCTCGGCGACAAGTTGCAGGGGGTTCAAAACATTCTGCTTGACCTCGGTACGGCAGTTGGAGAATGGGCGTCAAAACTCGATGAAACCGAAGCACTTGCTATCGGCATTGGCGCTGCCTTTGGTGTTGGCGGGACGTTACTGATAGGGTTCAAAGCCCTCATTACCGCAATTGGCGCATTGGCTGGCGGGTTCAGCGGTTTGAGTATGGTTATGATGGGAATTGGCGGAGCTATTGCCGGCGTAACGGTTTTGTTCTCTTTACTCCGACAGCAATCGGAAGATGCGATATTCAACGTGGATAAATTTCGAACGATGCTTGCATCTCTTGAAAAGCTCGACTTTGCTGGTATGATTGAATCACTTCAAAATACGATAAACAGCCTTAAAGAAGCACAGAAAAAGACGCAGGACTGGCAGGAAGACACGAACGAGCTGATCGCGCTCGTGGAAGCGTATAACGAAGGGTTTAACGATACGACAGATACCGCCGCGGACTTAGACTCGCAGATCGAGGACTTGATTACCCGTAATGAGAGCTTAGCCGATGTGATTGTGCGGGGTGCGGACGGATATGCGTTGCAATATGAAGAGATCAAGCGCATATCGGATGAATTGCGGTATCAAGAGAAGTTGCAGGAACGGGCATTATATGAACAAATATCGAAAGCGAAACAAGCAATTACAGAATTTAGTTCAATACAAGAGGAATTTGAACAAAAAAAGATTGAGATCAACCCTGTAATCGGCAGTTTTGAAGAAGTAAAGAAGTTTGCGGCAGCGGCGGATCAGCTCAAAAAAGACATAGATAAAATTTGGGAATCGACCGCACCAACGGCTGACAAGCAGAAGGAAATCGAACAACAATTAAAAACATTTACCGGAACTTACAAAAAGCAACTCGACGCTCTTAAAACATTGTTTAATCTTGCACAACCGCAAAAGATGGGCGAATACTATTCGAGAACAAAAATGCTCCCGGCCGTGTATGAAGACATCGACTTGATACTGAATACAATAGATGAAAAATACGGAATTATTAGCGAATTGGAAAGTAAACTCAAAGACATGAAACTCGATGTTCAAATCGCTGATTTACAAATCAAATACTCAACCTCCACACTCAAAGAATCCGCAAAGAAAACGGCTGATTTTTGGCGCCGGAACATCGTGCTTGAAATGGATCGCGGGCTCAAGGACGGCAAGACGAAAGAAGAGATATCCGCATCAGTTCTCGGGATGATAGAACAGGCAAACAAAGAGATTATGAACGACCTCGAATCGTTAGCTGCCGCGAGTATTATTGCCGCTGAAGATATCAAGAAGCTATACGGTGATCCGCTGATAGGCTTGCAGATTGATCCAACGGCAATTTGGGAAACTTACGGCAAGACAAAAGAAGCGCTCGAAAAAGCCTCTATTGATAAGCTCCTATCATCAAAAGCCAAAGCACTCAACGCGCAGATTAAAACGGTTAGCACATTATCAAAACAGCTCGAAGCCGCCTCAAAGGTTGCCAAAAGCACGTTAGAGAAGGGGGTTAAAGATTACGAAGGCGTGCTGATTGCCGGCAGTTACCTCGGGAATATGATCTCGGACTATGGCAATATGCTTCGGGAATTGAGCCAGCTCGAAACAGAACTCGAATCTATAGAAGCGGAATACGTAGATGCGGCAGAACGCGAAGATTATAAAATGTTGAAGCAAAAGATAGATGCGCTCGAAGCAACGTTGACAACGCACGCGGGAGCAATTGACGAAGTAAAGGCCGGATTCGGAACCAAGGCGTTGGAAGAAGTCACTACGGTAAAAAAATCTATTGACAGCTTATACAAAGATATGGAAACAGCCGCGGATGATAACTTAAACGCTATTTGGTATAAATATCAAAACCTCAACGCAAAATTCAACCAACTGCGGCGAACCGGCGCACACCAATACGCGGATGAAGCAACTAAAGAACAGATTGACATGATGTTCGAGCAACTCGCCGTGTTGCTTGCCAGTATGCAAGATGAACTCAGCGATCGTTTGGTTAAAGCGAACCTTGCCTTTTCAGTCGAGACAATATCAATCTCAACAGAAAAAGTCAGCACAACGGAACTTCGGAAACAAATTAACGCCGAATGGCAAAAAGCGCTCGAAAACAACCCGCTATTCACCCAATACACGATCGAGGGCGAACTCAAGATCAAGAACGCCCAAGACACGATCGAAGGGCTCAAGACGGAAGTTGAAAATGCAACTCAGGAATCGGTAAAAGAAACAGAGATAACGATCCCGATTGAGCCTGAGTATAAGTTTGACGAAAGCCGTCTCGAAGCAAGATACCAACAGCTCAGCCAAAAAATGCGCACGCAAATTGCAGGCACGATGTATGTATCGGGAGAAGACCCTGGCGTTGACGCGCTCATTTATCAGCAAGAGCAAATATTCCAAAACCTTGTGAAAGAACGTCAAGAGCTCAGCGCTAATGCGCGCGACGCGGCTCTATCCTACAATAAACGGAAAGAATCATATGACAAACTGATTGATGTATACCGCCAGTTGGAAGAATTCGCCCTCGAATACGGAGACAAAGAGAATGCGATGACGTATTCCAATATCGCGGGATATGAAGAACTCAACGCAGAGCTTCTCGGATTACAAACGCGGTATAACGAGATTCAAGCCGCAAACGCGGCTCTTGATGACACAGTCAAAGACGAAACAGAGCGGGAACGGTTCCGCGGCGAGTATACACGAGAAGCGGCAACCATTACCGAGCAAATGATATCCGCGCTCATAAAGTCAAAGACAATGCTCACCGACAAAGACTTTGGACAATTCTTTCCCGGCTTGAACATTGTAGCGGTAAAGAAAGACATTGAATCGTTAACCAAGTCCCTCGCGTACTACAATGCTTTAATCGGAGATATGGATATGTTTGGCAGTTTATCCGCGCAGGTAAACGCGCTTGACCGGGCAATGTCGGAGACCACCGATATTGAGGTAAAGCGTGACGCGCTTGAAAGGTTGATTGCAAGTTTGAAAGAGACCGAAGCCATCGCTAAACAGGGGAGATTCGAACAATCGACCATGTTTATTCAAGGGGTATTACGCTCAAAGGAAGCACAACTTGAAGCAATGCAGGCGGCTCTCGAAGAAAAACATAAGACGGATTTTGAGAATGAAACAAAAGCAATGGAAGGCGAATACGCGAAGTTGATTGCTCTGTACGAACAACTTGGTGATAACGACTATGCAACTGAACAGATGCGACAATATGTGAATTACCTCAAACAACGTCGCGAACAAGCAGCAATCACGTGGGGATACGAATCCGAGCAAGTGGTTGCGCTTAATGAAAAGATAAAAGAGCTAAACGCCGAACTGGCGGCCGCACAGGTGAACGCTTACGCATCCAAACTCAAGGAAACAACCGCTATTATCGGCAAGTACCTTCGAGACGGCGATGTGAACGCCGTGATGGAAGAGATAAACGAGCAGATTGCGGCTCTCCGCACCTACGAAGAAAGTCTCGTTCGTTCCACCGAAAAACTCTCGATCGGCGAGAAGATACGGCTGGGCATTGTGCGGTCGCTTCTCTCTTATTACGAGCGAATGGCGAAGTATGCCGCTCAGGCTCAAAATGACGCACAACTGCGGGATACGCTTACGCAATCGCTTGAAGAAGCCGGCCGCGGGATTGAGTTTCTCGAACAAGCGGGCGATCAAGGCAAGCTCCGAAGCTATTACGAAAGCCTGATCAGCTCCTTGGAAAGTCTCGCGCTAAAAGCCGTGGAAGAAGGTACCGTATCAAAGCAAGTGATTGACGAGATACTTGAAAAGATCGGATTGCTCAAGACGGCACTTGGTGAGATATCGGGGTTTGACCTCTCATCCGCGTTATCGGAATATTCCGCGACGCTGGACAAAGAACTAAACCGTGCGAGTGTATATACCGACTTAGGGCAAAAGGAAGACGCGGCGTCCTCTTATCAAAGCGCGCTTACGGCGGCTAAACGCTTGCAGGAACAGATGATAGACGAAGGGTTAACGGGCACACAAGAATGGAAAGACCTATTGCAAGACATCGCGACGCTCCAAGACAAAATCGAGAGCGCAAAAGAAAAAACGAGCAAGCTTGCGGACGTGCAAAAACAAGTAACCGAATCAAAGCGATTACTTGATTACTACAAATCCACAGGCGACACAGAAAAGTACAACTCGTCACTAAGCAGCCTCGTTAACACACTCGAAGGATACCAAGAAGAGATGATCAAAGCGGGCGAGATTGGATCAGAGGCGTGGCAGCTTGTGACCGGAGAATTGTCACAGTATAAAGCCGAACTTGACGCGACGGAAGCCGCAGAGAAAGAACGAGAGAAGCAACTTGAGCGGCAGCGTAAACTCTTGCAGAAACAAGCGGACTTCTTGAACACGATCATTGGTTCAATCGCCAGCGAGTTTTCAGCGTTTGGTGAGGTTGGTTCACTGATTGGCTCCATCCTCGATACGATGAAGTTCACGGTTGAGGAGATGGAAGACGGCACGTCACGGCTTGTTTCTCCGTTTGAAGACCTCGAAATGCTCTCCGCGGATATTGGAATGGCCATCGCATCGTGGGCAATCCAAGAGATTGGAAAGCGTGTCGCCGAAGTGCTCGCAGCGTTCGAAAAGATCAACGAGTTATCGCAAAAAACGAAGTGGGATTTGGGGATGTCAAACCTTGCTCAAACGCTCAAAGACTTTCAGGAATTTGAATCCAATCAGGCTAAGCTAAACGAACTGCGAGGTGCGCGCGTTGGCGCGGCAATCGCGGACTTCTTCACGCTGGGGTTACTCGGGTTCGGCAAAAAGATCGACGAACAGATCGCGGAGATAGAAGAGAAGCTCAAGGCAACCGCTGCGTCCGTGGCAACCGCGATGGGCGTAGGTGTGGAAGACCTCGCATCATCGATGGAAAGCGCACTGCAAGCGAACACTTACGAGGAATTTGTGACAGGATTCGCCGATTCTCTCGAAGATATGACAAAACGCGCATTGATTCGTGCGTTCCTGGCTTCCGATGTTGCACAGTCCGCAATGCAAGGATTATCCGAAGCGTTCGTTGCCGCGTTACAAGACGGCGTTATATCCGCGGAAGAGCTCGCCGGGATTCAAGACGCAAGCGGCACATTGCAGGAATTGATGAAGACCATATGGGATGCGCTTGAAAAACTCGGATACGCGGGGGCCGGAATGGGTGAGGAATGGTCAGGAGCCTCAGCGGTCAAGGCGAGCTTAACAGAGGACACCGGGAATCGGATTGCCGGGCTGTTATCCACGATCAACCTTCACGCGGCTGGGATTCACATGATCTTGCAGAACGCAAGCAATAACAACGGTGAACTAAAGGTTGAGGTATCGAATGTGCAAAACTTTGGCGGCATTGCGGCGAACGAATATCTTAAGGCGTTGGGGTGGTAGGCATGGGACTTGTGTTTGACAGTGTGGACTTGAAGGCTCAATACAATTTTATCGCGTCAAAAGTTACAGGGCGCGGAATGCCGCCGGTAGAAGCCGAAACGATCAGTTTTCCACGGGTGCCGGGTGAAACGGTACTATATCAAAAGTGGAAACCGCGAAGGATTGATATATCCGGCTATGTGTACGATACAACAGCGACGGGTGCTCTCGAAAAAGCGGAAGGGCTTCTCCGCTTGTTTTCGTCGGCATTCTCAGCGGATAAAGCGCTCGTGTTCCCGGACAACGGGAAGGGAATATACGTTCGTCTTGCAACCGGCGAGACCGCCAGCTATACACACGTCACGGCACCGTTCTACTCGCACGTGTACGAGGTTCAAGCGTCATTCGTCGCTTATAACCCGTTCTTCTTCGACGGGACGACGTCGCCTTCCTATGTGCCTCAGAACCTCCTTTTCCACGGAAACTTCGAGCTCGACTCGGATTCCGACGGGCTGGCGAACGGATGGCTGAAAGACAATTACTCGCGAGCGTTTCTTAAAGACCCGTATCTCGGAACGTATTCGCAACGACTCTATCTAAACAACACCGGCGTGGAAACCCGCAACATCAAGATATACCAAGAAGGCGTTCCGGTTTACCCGGGCACGACACTGTTTATCGCCGCCTATATTAAGAAGGCAACCGGGCACACTTCTGTGAACACGCCCTACCTAAAACTAATCGTAGACGGAAGTACGAGCTATTCAACGGTGGCGGTTGCAACGTTTTCTTTTACCCGATTCTTGTTAAAACAAGAGATACCGGTTACGTGCTCGAACGTGGGGATAGAGATCGGGCTCAACGCGGAAGCAGGCAAGATCGGCACGTTTCAAGCGGATGCGGTTTGCGTGTATGACCTGCTCCCGCTCGGCTTACAAAACATGACAACGGCGCAACTTGATCCGTTGTTGCCGTACACGGACATCGAGGGATAATTATGATAGAGATTTGGCGTGATGGTGAACTGCTTAAGAAAGCGGAAGTAAAAACGCTCGTGCTCAAACGATCGTTCCTCGGGGTGTTTATCCTTGAGGGCGAAATACTTGAACGCTTGCAACCGCAGGATATACTTGTGGCAAAGAAAGGCTCGACGACAATGACTTTCGAAGTCACTGGGCAGGAAGAAAACAAATTCTCAGCCCAACACATCTCTTATCGGTTCAACCGATTCGCGGTGATTGACAAATACTTCCAAACGCCGCCGACCTACGATGACACATTCGACTTCTTCGATGTAGATGTTTCGACGTTATTATCCGGGTTTATTACGCCGCTCGTAACGCAAGCGGGCTTTACACTTACGGACAACACGACGCTGACAGATACCAAAGACATCTCATTCTCCGGCGATAACTTGCTTTCTGCATTTCAAAAGATTTGCGATACGTTCGGCGTTGAGTTCACGGTAAATGATACGGTTGTCACGTTCGCCGACCAGATTGGGAGTGTCAAGAACATCACAATAACAGCGGGGGTGCAAACAAAGGCGATCAATGTCAGTAAGGGATTCGAAAATCTTTGCACGCGCTTATTCCCAATTGGTTCGAGCGATAATCTGCCGGAAAACTATTTCTATACCGCACTACGCCCGACGACATTTGATATGGCAACGGGTGAACATACCGGCAACGTGTATCTCGAATATGGCATTGCCACTTACGGGGAGATTGAAAAGATTCTGGCGTTCAGCGAGGTTAAAGTTAAGTCGCTCCGCGGGCTCGTTGAAAACTTCTTCGTCGACTCCGTGCGGGTTGCTGGCGCGTGGTACAAAGACGAGGCAATTACAAAGAGCACATCCCCGCAACATCTGGCTCATGATAATTGGTATGAAAGTGTTGACGTTTACACAGGCTTGGCCAAAACCGGTACGAAGCTCATCAAAGATACGGACTATACCATCGGTGGGTATGACGAAACCGAAGGCGTATATTCGACCATCACGTTCGCGGAAGCGGGCGGTACAGTCTACGTTTCTTACTCGACGAAGTACGAGATGGAAGATCGGCCTTGCGTTGTGTCTTCCTCGCTGGCTGGGCTGGACGTTGAGAAGGTTAAGAATTGCACTCTGGCGTTGATGGATGGCGTTAAGGTTGCGACGGGGCTAAAACTTCTCGGGTATAACGCCGATACGCAGCGGGTATGGTATGACAAGACGCTTGAGAACGGTAAGGAACTCTCGTTTGATCCGACGTTGCTGAGCAAGTTTATCCTAGAAGGGTATATCACGCAAACGCAGATGGATGAAGCCTCAACCGAACTCGCCGGGCAAGCGCAGGCGTATCTCGAAGAAAATCAAACTCCGCTGATCCAATACAGCCTCGATATTGTGTATCTCGGGAACACATCAACCATCCCTTTCGAGTGTGGGGACACGCTCACGCTCAAAGACGGGCAGCAGGGGATCGACATATCCGCCAGGGTGCAGGAGTACGAGTACGATCTACTCAAGGGCATCTATAACAGCGTGACACTTTCGGATAGGCTTGTGAACGCACCGTCGAGTGTTCGGCAAACGGTAGAAGTTGCTCAAAAGGTTTACGACCTGACAAACAAAACGGGCAACCTGTCCGACGTTGCAGCTTATGTGGCGCAGCAACTCGCAGAGCTTGAAGAGAAGCGGGTGGAACTGCTCGCCGATCTCACCGAACTTGATCAGGAGCTTTATCATCTCGCAAACTACGATCTGCTTGACTTGCAGGACGAACTGAACACTCTCAACACCGAACTTGACACACTCATTAACTCGGCGCTCCCCGCTCTCGAGGACGATCTGTCTGATCTTGGCGGCGAGTTATCCACACTCACCAACACGACAATTCCGGAATTGCATAGCGCTATTTCTACCCTCGAAGCTGATATGGACACACTCCAAACCACAACGTTACCAGCACTCGAAGGCGATTTGTCGGCACTTGACGGCGAGATGGATACGTTGCAAACAACAACGATCCCCGGATTAGAAGCAGAACTCGCAACAAAGCTCGACGATCTCCCAAACGAAATCACCGAAACGCATATCACGAACGGGAGTATTAGCACCGCAAAAATAAAAGCGAACGCGGTAACGGCTAACGAGATCGCAGCCGGTGCGGTTACAACCGCCAAACTCTACGCAGGCGCTGTTACCGCCGAGAAGATAGCAGCCTTTGCAATTCAGGCGGCGCACATCGCAGCCGGGGCAATTGTTGCCGGGAAGATTGCTACTAACGCCGTTACAGCAAGTACTATCGAAGCGGGCGCAATCACAACCGAGAAGATCGGGGCGTTGCAAGTAACCGCAGGAAACATCGCCGC